TTTAGCTGTGTTGAAATAAGTTTCAAACAATCTATCGAACTTCACGTCATTATTTATACAAATCAATAGAGTCTGGACCAACCTTGTTGTTCTAAATCAGCAATTTCTGACTCGATGTAAGATGCTTCACCAAAAAGCATAGGATTAGCATCCACCATCTCTCCTGACTTTTGATTCGTGTACATGCTCAATGGGTTTATAAACTCTTTGATACCGTAATCCAATTCTCTAAGTTTCAATGGTCGTTCATTATCGTCATATTGCTCAACCTCAAAGTATTGCTCAACAACCGAGTTCTCTAACACAATCAACCCCCAGATGAAACTCATCACCCGGTCATCAAAGTAGTTACCCTCTCTGGCTTTCCAGGTACCGTTAGGGTATCTGACAAAATTTTTCAATTCATGTACTAACGCCTTGTCAAAAATGGAGATACTCTTGAGTTGAGTCAACCAATATCTCATGTTCACCACTCCTTTGAATTTCGTGTTAGTATGAGCAACTACACCCAACCGCTCAGCTGTTCTACCCTTGATTGTAGGTGAGAAACTCACAATGTTTCTATAACCGTATTCATTGGCTAAATTATCCACCACTTGTGCACCACAATTGTTACGCTCGATAGCAGCTAATGGACTTCCCCAATGTTGTAAAATCTCATAAACTTTTTTAGTAAACAAATAAGGGCTGATAGTGTTGTCATGGTAAACAGCCACTTGCTTGATGTTGCTCAAATGAGTTATATCTAATATTTGTATACAACTTGCATCTAGATTCACACCTTCACTAACATCAACTCCCGCCACATATATATTATCCGGATTTGGTTCTTCCCACAACAAGTATTTTCCATCATCAAAAACAAATTGCGGGTCATGGCATGTGTTTTTCATAGTTTCATACAGTTCATCATCAATCGTACTCTCCCCGGTCTGTAAAAATTGACAACCAAACTCTTGATCAAACGCTTCTTGACTACCCATGTTGCGTATCTGCTCTTGCTTCCATTCCTCGTCTCTACCCGGAACCTCCCACCAGTCTATTCTACCGGATTCCCAACCGTTGCTTTTGTTTATCGCACCAGTGTACAGTTTATGAAACAAATTCTCTGTACCATTAGGTGTACTACTGATAAAAATCTTACTCTTTTTGAAACTACTGATGATTGGATACACACTTTTCCAAAACTCTTCTACCAGATGATTGTCAATGAACGCGAGCTCGTCTAGAATCAACACGTTACAGCTTTGACCACGAGCAGCAGTACCGGTGGTGGTGCTGATACCTATTGTTGTACCATTACCCAGAGTCATACTCGTCTTACCATACTCGGTTACACCCGGTTTCAACCAGTTGGGTAACTCTTCATAAGCCATTCTGATACGTTTGAATATTTCAATAGCGGTACCTTCCTTATTGGCTACCACTAGTATGCGTTGATCGTCATTGAAACATGCGTTCCACAATGCATAGACAGTCATGAGAGTAGTTTTACCCACCTGTCTACTAGCTAACAATATATAAAACCTGTTGTCCCTCATTTGCCGTATAACTTTCCGTTGGTAGTTGTGCAATTTGATAGGGTGTCTTCCTTTTTCACTTATAATATAGAAAAAATTCTCTGCGAAATGTAAGATATTCTTTTTACTCTTACGTAAATCCGCCAACATCTGTGGGGTCCATTCAAACTCTGCATCCGGTGTCGGTAGATTTTGATTACCCAAGTAAAACTGTGATTTTTTGTTCAATGTACATGTATTTATACCACTATCAGCATAAATAACGGTATGACACGTGTAAACACTTTGAATGAAATAGCGGACATCTACTTTGCAGGTAAGCAAATAGTTGAAGAAAAAGCTGATAATGTGGTTGGTAAACAATCCGCTGGTGCAGAACTAGAGGATGAAAAGAAAGCTAGTAAACAACCAGCTAAAGGTACTGGCCCAGAAGCAGCAGAGCATTATGATAAAAAAACTAATGAAGCTGGTGGCTCCGGAGCCCGGGAAGAAAAAAATCAATTCTCAGCCGGGAAAACCGCGAATGAGAGTATAAATAATCGAGACATGAGCAAGAAAAAAAGCATTTTTGATAAACTTTATGAAGAAGTTCTCGGCGGAGACGACGACGAACTCGAGATGGGCGCAGGCTTTGATGCATTCGGTGGTGATGAAGGCGGAGAAGATGATGAATTTGGAGGTGAAGATGAAGTTACATTGACACTACCAAGAGACTTGGCAGAAAAATTACATGAAGTTCTCATGGACCAACTCGACGGTGGAGACGAAGACATCGAAGATATCGAAGACACAGAAGATATGGAAGAGCTTGACGAGTATAGTTCAGATGAAGACGAAGATGAAGAGGTGATGCAAGAAGCACCAGAGCATCAAGAGCTTGGAGACGCTGGCCCAGGAGGCTCAGATACAGACAAAGGAAATTTAAAAGGTAAAAACAACAAAGTGGGTGGAAAAACCGGAGCTACATCTCATGGCCATGGTCAAGGTAAACTCAAAGGAGGAAAAGCCGAGCCATCACCACTTGGTGACAAGGTAGGAACATTGACCGGTAAAGACAACAAAGTAGGTGGTCGTGTAACTGGTAAAGACCAAGATGCATTTGCTTAAAATTTAACTCAAATCAAATCACAATAGAACCGCCCCCGGGCGGTTTTTTTTTGTTTGATTATTAGAATAATATTTGTAAATTATATATGTGACTGGTAATGAATATTACTCAGATGATTGGCAAGACCAATTGATAGACCCTAAGTTTATTGCACATTGCAGAGATATTAATATACCGGTGAGTGTAGTAGGTAACGGTGGTAGCTTGAATGATCTAACAGATGGTCAAATTAAACTAATCAACGAATCAAGACTCTTAAGATGTAACTGGGCTTTTCAAGACCCTAGCAAAATTAAAAAACAATTTGCAATATATTTCGCTCAGGCATATAAAGGTACCGGAGAAAAAAATTTTACATACAAAGTTGAGAGGGCTTGGCAATCTAAACAGTTTATATATTATAGATTCCACAAACATGTAGTTTATAACTTTAACGCAATGTGCTCGTTCAAAGATGAATATGACCACCCGGTGTGGCCAACCACCGGTATACAAATGCTAATGACTGCCGCGTTCTTGTTTCGACCAAAAAAACTTTACATAGCCGGACTAGATATGTATACATACAAACGACCGAGCTTACATATGGGTAAACAAGAGCTGGCTGAATGGTTCAAAAAGCATGGTAAAACATTTAGCGAAAGCCCAACTAGCAGCGCTGGTACTACATTCAACAAAGAAAACCTGACATACATAACTCCAGTATCCTTTGCACAAAAATTAAAAAAATATAAATTTACAAAACATTATATAGAGGTCGATATATTAGTATTATTTTTTACATTTTTACAGTATATTTACAATGATACAGACATTGAATTTTTTTCATGTAAAGTACTTTCCAGTATATACAGCGAAACTAAACAAAACTATAATATAGTAAATAATTATTTTTCACAACCACCACGTACAGAGAATTTTAATTATGATGATATTTATAAAATGTGGAGGTTAGTCAATAGAGTGGTAAAAAACATCTCCACCGGTGATTACGACTAATATATTATCTATACATAAATAAGTGTATGGCAGAGCTGAAAAAAGAAGTAAGACAATCATATTTAAACAAAGCTCGGACCGATAAATTTCGTATTGCGGTACCGTTACCACCTGTGTTACGTAACAAGGACACTAGGTTGGTACGTTCCGCGGAGTATGTCGACAAAGACAGTATCAACTTCAGTATATTTGCTATCAATATACCAACTATCGCGGTTGAACCTGTTGATTTAAAGTTTGGTGGACAAACCCCTCGTATCAGCAGCATGGCTAGAACCGCATTCGACCCGGTAGATGTCAAATTTGTTGTTGATAACATGTACGCTAATTACTGGTTATTATATACATGGTTGAACTTGTTACATGATGAAGAGACAGGGCACATGGTCAAAGCCAAAGGCTCTAGCCAACCAATAGATCAGTGGACAACCAACATAAAAGTAACAGGTATCGATGAATATAACGAAAATGTAATTGAATATACATTTACCAACTGTGTACCACAGGAGCTTGGTGCTATATCATACAACTACCAAGAAACAAACGAGATAGAGAGCAGCTTTAAATTTAGATTTCACCAATTAAAAGTTAAAATTGTCTAAAATTCAGAAAAAATTGACCTGGAGCTGACTAAATACTTAGGAAGGAAAATTTATTATGGCAAGAACAATTCAATCCCCCGGTGTAGAAATAAATGAAATAGACTTAAGCTCACGTACAGTATTCCCTGTAGGTACCAACATACATATACAAGGCTTTTCAGCCAATGGACCTACTGACGAGACACTTTCAGTGAGTACTTTTTCAGAATTCGAGACAATTTATGGGTCCCCCACTAACGCAGCTGAGAGG